CACCCCAGAAGTCGAAAGGATTGACAGGAGTTTCATCTTGGAATTGTGGTTGCATAACATCCATAATTTTATCCATAATCTTCTTGCCGTACTCGTAAAGGAATACCTTACCTTCGTTTTCAGGATTAGCTGAGTCAGACACAACAAGAATATTGGAGACGTGGTGCAGACGACGCTTACGCTGACGTGCTGTTTCCTTATCTTCATCACGACCTGAGTTCCACAACTGTGAGTTGAGTTCAGATACAGGATCTTGTTGACCGACAGAAGTCAAAGACTTCTCGATATACCAGCGACCAGTAGCTCCTTTAAAGCCGTGATCCCAGTAACGTACCCAAGGAAGATCTTCACCTTCACCTGCTGGTAAGAAGCGAATAACGGCATAACCATTACCTGCTTTGTCTACAGTGGGTTTCCACATACGGTCATCACCGTAAGACTTCTTTTCGTTAGTACTACTAGACGCTGCTACTAGTTTAGAAATCGCATCACTACGATTTTGCTTCATATTTGCAAAGGACATTATTATTTGTATTTTGTTTTGTTGTTGTTAGTATTACAGAGTATTGTTACAATGTATATAGATTTGTATTAGCATATTATACCATAGTTTTAGTCATTTGTACACCATAAAGCGTACTTGCTATGTAAAGATGCTAACAAGCTTCTGCTTTAGCTTTATGGTTGGTATAGCGCTGCGGAGCATGATCAATTTGTATTTGATCAGTAGATCGATTGAGTCTTTATTGATATCCAATGGGTCACTCAGGTCACTCTTCAGGCGGTTAAGGAAGTTGACTAATATATCTACCAGCACCACCGACTCGTGACTAATTTCTGATGCTCTTAGTGTCTCAAGCAGTGGATTGCTGCTAAAGTTGTCAGAGGTTGTGCATATCTGGTCAAAGGTGTACCCTCTGTCAGCCATCAAATTCATGTCCTGAGTCAACATATATGTCAACTTGTCGTGCCGAGCAGTATAGTCGTTATGTATTGCATCTGTCATGCTACCGACCCAGACATTAGGATCAGCAATTAAGTTAGCGGTATAGAAGTGTATTAGCTTTTCCTTATCGAGCCGACGAGAGAGCTTCTCAAAAAAGTATCGATCTCTTCGTCGTTCGAACGTATCTCTCTTCGCGGATGTTCTAAAGTTATACTTTACTGCATCATAATTAGATGTAAAGTGTAGCTTAAGCGAGTTATAGATTTGATATGCTTGAAAGCCGTCCATTAGAATAAAGTGGAAGTAGTTCTTTTAATGATGTTGCGGTCCATTGCTTCGACTTCCAGCTTAAGCTTTAATGGTCCTTTGACGAGTTTTGCCATATCTTCAGGATCGATTTGTTTTCGTTCACATATTTCAATAATTGATTCGGTGTAAGTCATATGATCCTGGGTCACAAGCTTTTCAACCTGTATGCGTAACTCTTCCTTTGTTATTGAGGGTTTAATCACCACTGCTTGTCGTTTACTCATAGTGCTCGTACTAAAATGGTGTCTTGGTTAATCCGCCCATTTGCGGGTTTACGCTTAGTTTTAAGCTCGTTGAGCGCTTTCTCAATTTGCTTTTCAGTTTTTGAAGCAATGATTGGAAGATAGTCTTCTGGCTTACGCAATGTAAGAGAGAAAGAGTTGTCTTCGTCAAAGTCTTTAATAGACGTACCACTTACAGTAAAGCCATCTCGAGTTCGAGCCTTAAAGACAGTAAGCTTACGGTATTTAGTGTTAAAAGCAAAGAACATATTGGCACCAATGATTCGAGTAGGATCACAGGACTGCATAGAATGATCTTTCGATTCAGATAGGTATTTCATCTTTTGAACCTGTTTATCCGCTGCCTTAGGCTTCTTGGTCCGTGGCTTACGAGCAGATGCTTTACTTGTCTTATAGAGTACTAACTCATTAAGCATGGCATCACACGCTTTAATGCGATTACGTAGTGCAGGTTTACTTAAATACGAGTATCCTTCAACCATATCAGGACATGTCTTTTCAAAGGCTTCGTTATACTCATTGCGCTGTTTAGTCAACCACTCCTTTACTTCACGGGTTGCTGATACGGGGATATTTTCACCTCGCATAACAGCAGCTAATGGAAATTTAGATACTTTTGGCTCAAAGGTGCACCAATCGTCAAGCATGATCTCTAACTCGCATAAGATTTTCTCCCTCACCTTATTCTTCATAATTTCATGAACGTTAGGTTTAGGCTTTGCATTAGGATCTTCAACCTTTGGGGCCTTTGCTGCTTTCGCAACTTCTGCTGCTGAAACAAGAAGTGAGATAGCGCTTGCAGTACGCTCTTCATAGTCCCAGCTTAATTCCTTAGGCATACCCATATTGAACATTCGGCACATCTTCCCTGTGCTAGTGACGTTTCCAGCGGTCTTTGGTACGTGTTTAATAAGCGCGATGTCTTTCGTATCGAACTGATTCCGCACCATATACTCTGATATGATTGGAAAGTAGTCATCACGATCAAGGTAGTAATTATAGAAGTTAAGAGCCGCACTAAACTTACGATCGAATTCTTCTTGAGTAGTTACGTTTTTCCACTCAGGCTCTTCACCCGTGTATTTGCTATCAATAGCAACCACGTTGCCATTCTTTAGGAATTTTCTATGTTTAATTTTCATAATGTATATTATATCACAAGTTCTTTAGTTTGTACACCGCTAATTAAGTCAACCTCTTGACGATACGAGATCTGCTCACGTATTCAAGGCCGCGGGCTCCATTGCCAAATTGTACAATGATCTGATCGTCTTTTAGGATTTTAAAGACTTCGCCGTGAGCGGTCATATTATCTCCAACTTTATAGGAAACCGTGTCTCCTTCTTTAAGTGAAGATTCTTGTTCGATAGTCATGCGGTGTCTGTTTGAGTGTGTATACATAGTTTAGTCTGTTGTTAAGAGAGAAGTTATTACAATAAAGCATACTGACAAGTTTAAGATGGCTTGGGCCCACATCAAGCTGCCTGAGGCCACACTGAGCGGGATCATAAACGCGTTGCCAATTAGAACAAAGTAGAAGAAGTAGTTAAGTAGTGTAGATTTCATATTAGGGCATGGGGTATAAAGGGTTAGTTGGTGATTAAAATAATTGCGTTGACCAGCGCGGTGTCTTTTCTACGAAGCTTTTACCCTCCAGAGTGTTGGCATAATATAAATTGGTTAGTCATCTAGATTGTGCAGTGTAGGATGCTGCTCCCCAAATTGAGATTTATCGGCGGCTTAGGACTGGTCCACAAGAGACAATCCGATGTGCATTTTCTTTTTGCCAAGCATCTTGTTGAAGAGTTTTGGCACGTTCACCTGCGATCTCGAGCATCGCGATGTAAGCTGCATCGTGAGAGCCATAAAGCTCGTCAGTTACGATACGGCCAAGCGTTTTAGCACCCATGACCTTTGATGCATTCACGATGGTTTGGATCGCGTCGCATACATCGCCGATAGTTACTGGAGTAGTTTGAGTTTTTTCTGTATTTGTCATAATATATTGGTTGGTATGATACTATTATACCATACAAACTGACCTATGTGAACAGTTATTTTTAATCGATAAGGCTCTCAAGCCCTTAAGGTGCGCAGGTGACTGGTAGTCAACCACATTTAAATGCATTTTTATTTTAGACACTCTACCGCCCTTTTCGTCTTATTACTAACAGAGATACCGCTAAAAGGCCTAAAATTAAGGGAAACGCTGCGATTTCGGGTATAATACTGGCTGACACTGCTCGCAGCCGAACACGCCCCTGTTTGAGGTATTTGATAACGCCTACTGAATACTGCGTCATATTGTCGTGCCGTGCTGTCGCCACAATTGTCAAGATGTCGCTTTCTCTGATGTTATAGATATCAGCAAATGGAAGTTCACTCGTGTATATGACTTTATTGTCAAATGACCAGTCTTTAAGCGATAGACTTTGCATCTCAACCCGATCGCCGAATCCTTGCATCTTAAAAAAGTCTCCAGTACTAAACCGGACTGTTGCGGATCCGCCCTGAAAAGCTACATCAGGCTTATTGGTCAATACTCCAGGATTGATGTTAAACGCGGTTGAGGCGTGAGTTAATGTGTATGACACACAGAGTGCCAAGGCGAGGATTATGTTAGTTTTCATGATTTATGTCTATGTGTAAATTGTTTGTTAAACTGAATATTTATTTATAACGAGTGCACGACTAACTTAGTGCTTATGGCCAATGCTGTTCTCGTAGTAAGCCTTGTTGCTAATGAATCACTTATAGAATAGATGTTTTCCAACCTTATTTGTAAGTGTCATGTCAGCTGCCCAATATGGAGGTTGGATGTAGTCTGCGTAGTAGTGATCAGCTCCATTCGTATAGTTAGTCATCTGTGCTGTATTGACAATCTTCATTGCCTCGAGCCAGCGTGGATGTTTCTGAGCCTTTGAGATATTCCATTCAAGAGTATTTTCGTTCCAACAAGAGAATTGCCATGGCTGAAGGCAGATATCAGACATCGGCTTCCCTCGCTTAATGGATCTATTATAGATCACTTCGTGTACTGACTCCATCGCTCCTTTAGAGTATTCTCCTCCTGCTTCGAGGATCAGAGTAGATGCAACGATGTCTTGATGTGTTGCTCCAGTTGCGTCTGATACGGCGAGTGCCATGATTGTAGCGGTGACAAACCCTGCCGTAAAGTTTAGCCAATCTCTTTTAGTTGATTTCATAATATGTGTGCGCCCTACTGGGCTGTTGTGAACTTGTGATTGAACGATGATCTCGTACCTCGACACGTTAATTAGTGGTTATACTAAAGAATCTCGTAGTTCTTCTTTACTGGCATACGCCTCAGATTCATCTACCACCCCATGACAAGTCACATATTTAATTCCACTTACGCCGAACTTCTGCCAAGCCTCTTTTTGCTCATCTGTGTAGCACCAATCGTCGAACACGTTCTCAACATTCATTCTCGTGCAGACTGATGCTGAGTGCATTCTGTTTTCTCTTAGGTAGTATATAGTTTGCTTTAATTCGTATTTCATATTTTTTCTAGTATAACAAAACGATAATGTGTGCGCCCTATTGGGCTATTGGATTGAGGTGTGGTAGTACAGGCATTCCATCGATCGCCAGTGCCAGCATAGGTAGTAAGAACAATATCGCAAAAGCAAGTAAAGCGGCAATCATACACATAGTTTCATTTGGTTTTTCCATATTAAAATTTTACCCCCATCTCGATAAGTTTTGTCTTAAGCTCTTCTTCATCACGAGCAAATTCGCCATTGGTGAGCTCATACACTACTCTGTCGAACTTCCGATCGCGGAGGTAGTCTAATCCATGATCGTATGTTTTCACGCTGATTTCAGACCTCATGCACATTGTTTTTTCGTTGTCGGTGATCTCCGTGACGCGGTATTCTCCTCCAACGGTGCGGTAGATTTTCGTGAAAGTCTCATACTCTTCACAAACTTTAGCTTCAATTGGAAGCTCCACTTCAGCACGGATGAATACTTCACTGTAATCATTCTTGTGTTGAATGAGGGCGCGGATGGCCTCAAGGGAAACCGGATCGCTCATCAGCGTAGAGCTTTCGATCACGTAGGTAGTGCCACCTTTAGCTTTCCAATGTTGAGGGCATTCGCCTTCACCGTCCCAGCTGTGAGCTCCATAGTTCTCCATGTATTGTGTGTGAAAAACGAGTTGTGTGTTGAGTGTATTTGTCATAATATTAACCTTTGAGTGAGTGAGTGAGATTATAGAGATGTGCCCATGATGGAAAGTTCTTCCGCCATGTCGCTGTAGCCATTTTCGAATTCGCTGAAGCACGATACATCACCAATTTCGTCTTCGGTGCCTCGTACTTCTTCAGCAATTTCTTGTTCAATGCTGCGTTTAACGGCTACCTTCTTGATGGCCTTCTTCGCTTTAGCCTTTTTCGCAGGTGCACCTTTATTCATTGCAGCTTCGACGAGTTTAAGCATTTCAGCCACTACATAGTAGCCTTTAGTCGAGGATTTTGCGATGGGCTTAAGTGCCACGTATGTGTCTTTTTCCTCGAGGCCGTTACGAATAGCGGCGGAGATTAGCTCTTTGCGTTTTGCGTGTTCCCAGTTAAGGTGAGCCATGTCGCCGAGGAGAGTCTTGAGTGAATTGAGTTTTTCTGCTTTTGTCATAATATTTTGTTTTTATTGGTTGGTATGATACTATTATACCATAGAATCTGCGGTTTGTGAACCGCTTTTCAGCACTTTTTTCTGTTTTTTTCATAAGTTACTGGTAGTTAACCACATAAAAATGCACTTTTTTTCTTCCAGACGGCTGAAAATCGGCTGAAAATCGGCCCATATTCGTGCGAGGCCGAAGGTTGTTGACTGCCAACCACTTACGCATCTACCGCACGAGAAATGTCATAAGTGGTTGGTACATAGAACAATTGCCATAGCTTTAAAGTTGTTTTAGTATAAATAGATATATGACAATAGAACTATTAGCAATGCTTGGTGGCGGTTTAAGCGGTTTCGTAATGAAACTCATCGGCTCCCAAGTTCAAAATCAGGCCCAGTTATTCGAGAGAATGCTTGTTAAACAAACAGCTGCAGACGATTCTGCAGATCGTGCAGCAAAAAGAGATAGTGGAGTTTGGGTTCGTAGAGCCTTAGTTGCTCTTACATTCTTCGCTGTTGTAGTCGCGCCATTCATCTTCGCGTTTTTACCCGATGTTGGTGTAACTACATCGAGAGAAACCGGTGGAATCTTTGGCCTTTTTAAAACAATTAAATGGCAAACAGTTGAAGGGTTTGTTATTCTTCCAGAGATTCGCCAAACTGCACTCGCTATCGTGGGTTTCTACTTTGGTAGCTCACAGGTCAAATAGACCGAGGTGACACATTATGGCTATCTGGAATAAAGTTTTACAAAAACTCAATAATAACAATACTCAACAGTATGAGGTTGTTATGCTGGCAGACAAAGACGGTAACATCATTAATACCTTTGGTGCTGCATCTAATATCCCTATTGCTGCAGGCGAAGTGGATGGCTATTCAAACGTCCACAAGTTTGGAATGATTGATGGTAGCAGCGGGACTGATTGGTCAACCATTTGGACCGCTGCAGATACCGCTTCAACGAAGAATTATCCGTGGGGTATCACCGCAGGTACAGTAAGTATTATTTCGGCCGTAGATAACGATACTGATGGTGGTGCAGGTGCACACACTATCACCGTTGAAGGATTAGATGCTAATTATAACCCAGTGTCTGAATCTTTTACTCTTTCAGGCGAAACAGAGACTGGAGAAGGATCAATCGTGTTTCACCGCGTGAATCGTGCATACATTGCTGGTGGCAATACCAACCTTGGTAAAATACAAATTAAAAATGGTACAGAAGTTGTAGCTGAAATTGCAGCTGGAATGGGACAAACACAAATGTGTGTTTATACAATCCCTGCTGGAAAAACTGGATATCTTACTCGTGTCGCAGCATCTTCTTCGAAAAATATATCGACCGTTATATCGTTATTCCAAAGACCACACGGACAAGTGTTTATTCGTACCGCTAGTTCAATGGCTCTTTATCAGAATAATCAACACATTTCGCTAGATGTTCCACTTCCTTTTTCCGAAAAAACAGATTTAGATCTAAGGCAGCTCGGAGCATCAAATAATACCATCGCTGCCGATTTTAATATCATCCTTGTAGACAATCCATCATGAAACTAAAAATCCTATCTATAGCTCTTTCGATAACAATAGTCGCCTGTTTCTATTTTCAGTCTCAACAAATAATTGAATTACAGAATAGAGTTGAAAGTCTTGAATCTAACATGAATAAAAGCAATGAAAACTTCAAATCGATCAATATCATTTTTAGAATTTTAATTAAAGAAATACAGAAAACCTCAAATTTTATAGCGTAATGGCCTGGCTTAATATACCTAATAACGACTATTGGCAGTATGATGATAATCCGCCAGATCCAGGCGGTGCACTTACTGCTCTTTGGTCAACCAGCACGAATGGTGTTAGAACTACTCCTTTTGGTGAAAAAATATATGTCAACTGTAGGCATAAAACGCTTCGTCCAAATCAAGAATCAGTTCCTTCTGAAATTTCTAAATCGCAATGGGACGCTGCAGCAGATTTATCGTTCTACTTGCAGCCAGATGGTGAGTCGCTATACAAACAGCCAGATGGCTCATCGCTGTATCAACAACCCGAGTTTATCGGTTTCGTTCGCCCAGACGGCACTTCACGTTTTTTAAGGCCAGACGGGGTATCTTCGTATTTAACGTCGGCTTAATCTTTATTAAATAATACCAACATGCCAAACGCAACAGTATCTCCAGACATACATTCTCTTTTAACTTCAGCAGACGTGGCAAGCGCGCGTGATGTTCTCAATATAACAGACGGGACCAGTGGCTATGAATTCACCGGTGGCTTCACTGATAGAACCACTGGTCAGTCAGGGGCCAGCGACCTCGGATCTAACACTCAGTACACAGCTCAGATGGCTTCAGACGGCGCATGGTATCGCTTTGCGTTTGACCGAACACGTCAAGTGGCCAACGACCAAGCGTATTTTCCTATTACGAATCCTGCAGTTTTTGATCAAACCAAAGGACTCTTCGGCGGTCAACATATGCCAGTCGGCATCACAGATCTTATCGACTTTGACTTTGACGACTCCGCGGCTGCGGGTAGCTATTCCGATGCTGTTGTTACTGGAGACCTACAATACAACGCTGCAACAGGTTCCTACGATCTCAGTCAGTGCGATGTCGGAGACTTGGTTAAGATCCGATTCTCATTCAATGCTGTTCCTCAGGTTGCAAACTCTACACTTGAAGTAGGCCTAATTTTTATGACTCGCGATGCTAGCGACCAACCTACCTTCACCTTTGCCCTTACAACTCAGCCCGTATTCTACGGATCTGGGTCACAGGGTGTTGCTTACCTGAATCGTGTTGAGATGTCTGCTTACATCGCTTCCGACGAAGACCGCAATGCCCGTCTCCTACCCGCGATTCGCTGCAACAACGAAATTCTAATACAACCACTTACAACTCTCATCTCAATTATCCGATAAAACATGTCTATACGCATTACAAGAAATCAAGAAGGAAACTGTATCACATTTGTAGGTTCATCGAACCCTGCTTACTGGAACTCGTGCTTAAGCGCACAGCTCAATCAGACATCCAGTGATCGGGTTGACATTATTAATGACATCCGTAGCGCCAACCAAGCTGAAACACAATACGAGTTTTATGCTGTAAGCTATTTGGAATTTGCCGATAAAGATGGTAACGTGTTTGCAAGTGCCCAAGATATGGTGGATTACGTCAATGTTAACGCAAATGTATCAGCCCCAGATGACATTAACATTGGTTATAAAGGAGTCTTTGACGCTTCAACCAATCTTCCACCGACTGACGCTTCGCCTGTTAATGGCGATTGGTACTACATAGGAACTGGAGGAGTCATCGACACGGTCACGTATAATCTCAATGATATCATTAAGTACAGCGAGACATTGACGGCTTGGGAAAGAGTAGAAAACAAAAACGCCACTGTGCAAGAGCTAGAAGATTCTGCACTTGATCAATACGATATTCACGTGGATGGTACATATACGGGCACAGTAAGAAACGGCAGTTCTATACACCCGTACAATGATCTGGCAGTTGCGATTGCAGCATCCGTTGAAGGTGATGCAATCCTCATTAAAGGTTCTATCAATGCTCTCAATAGCTCCACCGCGCCCTTCATTTTACCACACGGTTTACATTTCTATGGTGTGGACCAGTGCGAAGTTAAGTTTACATCATACGATTCTACAAATGGAGACTTATTCTATTACGCTGGTGCAGACAATACCCAAGAATTCTCCTTTAAGAACATCATAATTAAAAACGCAGGCGGTTATGCACTACATATCGAAAAGACTTTAAAGGTAGAAGTAGAAGATTGCACGTTTATAAACAACGGTTGGAATGGCCTAGGACTAGATACTGTACTTGCAAGTGCTACATCAGGGCTGTTAGGTTATGACTCTACGAATACCGACCTGCAGGCATTTTACGCTGGTACTAATACATCAGATGGTGGTGCTATGCGTCTAGAAGAAATAACGCAGTTATTAATTATCGGTAATACTATTACAAAGAACTTGAGAGGTTTGAGAGTTCAGGATTGTGGTGTTGGAGGAGGTGGAGTTATTACTCGTAACCAATCTACACTCAACATTGATTCAGGTATTTACCTAGCTGCAGGTGTTACATATGGTGGTTGTCAGAGTATTACAGTAAGTATGAATGTTACTGCATATAACGCTAATAACGGTCTACTAACTATCGGTGGTATTAATAACAAGTTTAGTCAGAACGAAGTTAATGGTAACTGGAATGCAGGTTTCTGTGCTTGGGGTGCTGCGAATGTTACTTTAAGAGATTGTGGTCTATACGATAATAACAGATCACTATACAATGGTATTGGTAATACAGGAGATGCAAAGGCTAGTATTCAAATTAATGAGGCATACGACTTATTAGGTACTCAAATTACAGTAAATCCAGCATTTAGATTTATCGCTGAAATTCTTGATACACAGGTTCACTACACTGGTCTTGGAAGTAATATTGAAAAGATTGGATTCTTAATTACTAGTGATGTAGGAGTATTAGCGGACAATTCAAAGAACATTATCAAGATTGATGATGTTGGATTTATCGGACAAGATTATGCAGTTGATTTGAGTGAGGTGGATGTAAGTAATCTACGACTATCACTCGGTGATAACTCTTTCCAGTCTCTAACTTACAAAGCCGTAAAAGCGCCTTTAGCTGGAAATTACAACGAACTACCATTCAGTAATCACGTAATGGAAGTTCCTGAGGTTGATGTTGTTGTTGATACGTTAAAACACATGATCACCTTAACTGAAGGTGTTGGTGGAAATACTATCAACACATATCAGATGAATGAGCTATCTTCAGTAGTGCATAATGGCTATATTGATATTTTACAATCAAATACAGACAAAATACAATTAAGAGACTGTACTCTAGGCAATGTATATATTAATGGAGTAGTTGCAGGTTCAAATATCAATACTTTAAATGATAGTTTAAATGCAGCATTTAATATGGATTTGACTGAGTACAAAGAGTTCTTAGAAAGTGAAGTAGGAGTTGAAGGGGAAGGAGATTTTGCAACTTTTTATTACATAGAAAGTCCTGACACTGAATTTCACTACCCTTTATTTAAGACTGCAGATGAAGCAAATGCTTTTGACTTGGAAAATGGAGGGACAGGAACAAGTCACACGCATACATATGCTGATGACTTATCTAATACAACTTGGTACATGCCAGATACTTTAGGTGTAATGAGTGGAAGCTCTGCTCCTGTGAATGGTGTATATGGAACATCTACAAATGTTATTTGGAATATTCAGACTACTAGTGAAGATGTAAATTACTTACCAACATTTACTAACACTACTTATAATGTACAAGAGGGTAGTGCTATTAACATTCCATATAAGCCTGCTGGAATGACTGATACATTTAACATAACAAATGTGCCTGCAGGATATGCTGATGATGGATTTGCTATTATTGGTACAGCAGAAGACATTACAAATGGATACGGACAATCTGTTACTCATGTAATTAACGTAACTAAGGCTAATGCTTTTGGTTCCGTTCAAGGTACTATAACTATAAACGTTAAAGCTGATTTAGCTGGTAGTGAATTTACTATTGTTGAAGATATTAATAATGATATCAAGTTTACTCAGGATAACATTAATAACTTAGACTTTAACACTGTAACATTTAATGCTGGTTCAACTTATAAGTTCTATATGGATCATGCTTCTATGGAGTCTGGTGACGGATTAGAAGTTGTTGATGCTGACGGTAATGTAGTTACTGGTAACGATGGATTGACTATGTATGGCAACCCTGGCACTGCTGGCGCATATTTAGAGTATATTATACCTTCTGACGTTGCTCCTGGTAAATATTTAAGATTCTACGATAATGACACTAGTGGTTATTATTCAGATATACCAATGATTATGGCTGGCTCTACTTATACGGCTGGTGTAACTGGTGTTACTCAACTAGGGCCTGTTGCAAATCAAACTGGAACTAATGCTGCTGATGCTGGTACTTATGGATATTTTGAATTAGATGAAACTATTGCTAACGGTGAAAGAGTTATATTTGATGGTACATTTATAAAGGACTTGGTG